CATCATAACATCAGCGGCCTCCTCATCAAGCACTATCATCGCAGTAACTCCTTTCGGAATGGGCTTCACAATTTCGACAGTCGAATACACCCGATAAAACGACCCTTGCCGCATAAGTACCAGATTCGATCCCATAGGATCAAACCGTCTCCCTGATACTACCTGTTCCCGCTTACTGTCGAACTGTATCCGAACAATCCCACTCAGATCCGCCGTTTTCACCTCACCGGTTCTCAGAATAACAGATGTTTCATTCGCGTATTCTATCTTCCCAAACGCACCTGCCCCAGTAGACTTTAAAAGTCTCTCATACTTTGTTGCTTTAGCAATCATGTTTCCTCCTATGCCGCTAATTTGAGACCTACATTAGTAAGTATCTCTTCCAACCTCGATTCATTCTGTTCTCCCCACCGTTTATTGATTTCAACATCAACTTTCATATCGATGGGCATTGCCTTCACAGGAGTTTCAAATGCTGTCTTGATCAAGCCCACCATTTCATCAACTTCCGTTCTCGGCGTATCTGTAACCACACAATCATGAACTGTATGGACAATTTTACCTTCCAGCTTTGTCTCTAATATAGCACGACGCAACCTGATAAGTCCAACATACGTATAATCAGCCGCGCACGACTGTATAGGAGAGTTCATAGCCTGTCTTTCAGCTCTACCAATATCTCCCCACCTATCAGAGAATCCATTAGGTATACGACGCTTTCTACCAAATACTGAGACTACGTATCCATCACGTTTCACTAATAACTTTTGTTTATCCATCCACCGCGCTATGTTAGGCATCCGCTTAAAATACAGATTCATAAATGTAGTTGCCTCTTCGATAGTAATTCCCAGTCCACGCGCTAAACCTATCGGAGTCATACCATATACCAAACCAAAATTGATCGTCTTAGCTTTCCGTCGCTCAAGTTTAGTAAATACATAATCATCCGGTAGATCGTATATTCTCCTATACGTTTCTGAATGGATATCCAAACCCTCATGAAATGCCCTGACAAAAGTTTCTACCGCTGATTGCCGCTATAGCCGCCATTTCAGCACTCTTCAAATCTGCCTCTGGAAGCAAGTTCCCCGGACTGGCGGTATACACCGATCTTACAAGCCTATCAACAGGTACATTCTGTAAACTGGGTTGTGAACAACTCGTTCTACCGGTAACCGCTCCAGTCACATTGTAATTAGTATGAACCCGTCCATCTTCAGACCATCTAAAATTGATAGCCTGATTGATATGAGTTCCCAACATAGTACTCACGTATGATCGATCCAACAGAACAGCCGCAATATCACTGTCAGGTTGCGTTGATATATACTCCAGACTATCTTTATCCGTACTGTATCCTGTCTTCGTCTTCTTGAGAGGATCAAAATGTAAATGGTTGTATAACACGTCACCCAGTTGTTTATGACTACCAATATTAAACTCAGTATCAGCTAACTCATATATCTGATTCTCAAGTTTTTCTACAACCTTAGTGCATGTACTATGAAGCTCATTCGCTCGTTTCTCATCCACGTACATCCCATTTATTTCAGCATCACTCATTACCCTGCGAACAGGCATTACAATTTTACTATATAAACCAAACACTTTTTCATCTTTCATAACAGGCACAAACTTCTTATACATGATCCACGTTGCCACAGCATCAAAACCACCGTACGGAGCCAACAATTCCAGAGGTATTCTGGAATAATCTTCTTTAACATGATTTTCGTACTTGTATTTCTCAAGCTCTACGTCATACCCGCCAAAAGTGGTATGTATCCATGCCAAATCTTTTAGACGCTTTGAAAAGTTCTCATTGATAAGATGTGCCGAAACCATAGTATCAAAATACTTCACATTGTTAATCTTAATACCATGAGCTATCGCAAGTATTCTAACTTCATAAGCACCATTATGCATAACCTTGTAATAAAGCTTACTAGTAATCAACTCTTTGAATTGCCGGAATAGCTCTTTATTACTCACCAAAGTTTCCCATGTTATGTAATATCCAACATCCGGGGAATTGGCAAATGAGCAACCTATCACACGCTTATCTATCGATCTGCCCTTCCCGCCAGTCTCAATGTCAAAAGCAAACTCTTTCGATTCCCACATTTTACGTAGCACTTCAAACGCAACACGAGTATTAGTAACATGTTTCGACTCTGGCATACGGTATTCAAAACGCTCTTTCTGAGCATACTTCCATGCCTTTTTCAAATCGTCAATAACTGTATTAGTGCTGTACACTGAGTTCTTACTCTCATTACGCATACAATACGAAGGATGAAATGTAGGCATCAACCAGCACTGAAACTCCTGAAGCCAAAGCATGTTTCCTCTCCACATACTGATACCGCTAACTTTGGCTTGTGACTTTTTAGCCGCTCCCTCTTCCACCGCACCCTTATAAAAGAATTGCAAAAGAGATGCTAACGGCGCATTTCCCATGACAACTATTACTTTAGGCTTAACCTTTCGGATTTCAGTTTCCAGATACCTCCGACACTTCTTGATTTCATTTACACTTGGCGTCTTGTTATTCTTGGGATGACATCGATTTGAGTTCGTAAACCTGACCTTTGACTCCGGGATTCTAGCAGGAAGTAAAAGTTCTTCCCGAAGGTATTCTCCAGCCCGACCAACAAACGGACGATTCAAGTCATCTTCAGTCTCTCCCGGTGCCTCTCCCACAACCATAATATCCGCATTGGAAGGTCCTTCACCTTCCATACAAACATTCATAGTATTCTCACATAGATTCTTACATGAATCGCACTCAGACCAATAGTCTACATCGTCTGGGATAATTTGCTTTGTAATTCTTTTAGCCATAGTCTACCAAACTCTTTTCCCCCGGTTAATATAGCACCCATAATCAAATGTAACGACATCGCCGGATCACCTTTCCAATCCAATGTTATATCTTTTCCCTTTTTATCATGACAACCTATCGAAACATATGTATCAGACTGAATCAAATTAGTAACCGCTGACTGCTTATCTTCAGGCAATTTCAGATATTCTTCCATAATATCATCTGGATGTATTGGTGTTCTCATTTTGCGACCTCCATAAATCGATCATATAGATTCTCCATTCCACTTTTTATAAGAACCTCCCCAAATCCGTCTATCGAATAATCACCATCGATCCACTCAATATCGTCTATCGGAAACTCACTCGTCCGAAGTAAGTCAAGATTGCGTTCCAAAATCCACTTGTTATTAGCTACTTTTTGCGCCCACTTCAGCTCACCCATCCGCTCCACACCATGGATGATTGATAACGACTTAGCTCGTACGTTATCAAGATAACACAATCTTGAAGCCAACTTCCGGGGAAACCATGGGATTCCCGGTACCTTATCGGACTCATCACCACACATAACTTTAAACAGCCATAACTTATCAAGCGGAACCATGCGCGCATTGAACTTTTTCTCAAACCTTGCACCCATAGCTTCACGTGACAACAGATCATTATGTTGATACAAAATATCACCATAATCAGCGTACTCCCACCAATCCCAGTCACCTGAAGACATAATCACCTTTCGGTCTTCCTGAGCTACCAGATTTGCTACTACATCGTCTGCCTCATAGGTATGGCACCACGCCTGTTTTATTCCCATCAACGGTAAAGCCTCTTTCACACGGTCTACACAAGCAAAAAACTCCCGTGTTTCATCCGCGGTTCTCTGCTCTCCTCGATGAGCCTTGTAAATAGGATACTGTTCCTTTCTCCATGAATCCCGACCCTCCCAGAGCATAACAATTTCCATCTTCGGAGCCTTTTTCCTCCACTCAAGAAATAACCGAGAGACTCCATAAAGCATACCTGTCTTGTGCCCGTGATAAGACAAATCTTTCATGCCATAATAGCTTCTAAACATGAGATTCATAGCATCAATATACATAACCTCGTATTGTTTGAAGCCACTCAAACTCTTCATTTCGCCTCCACCGCAATAAAATGCATTACATGATCGCAATTATCGCACTTATAGACTACCCATGTACGATACCTAGATATTCCAGTATCACGTACGGATTTACGTATAATCCTACTATGATCTAACTCACCTATAACATACCCACACGCCCCACACTCAACAGGTTCCTGTGGATATAATATTTTAGTGCCGCCCGAACT